TCAATGGTATCTTTAGACATTACCTTATTAATATCGACAGTAAATTCAAAATTAGCTTGTTCTCCAGCTTGAAGAATGACTTCAATAGCCATTAGAGTTGTCCAATTGTTACGGAATTCTCCATGAACAAAAGGACTAGACCGAGGATCAGTCGAAGTCGATGACCCGGCAATTGCGTTGACATCTAAAATGTCATCTTGAGCAACAGCTGCAGTAGCCTGACCTACAGCTTTGCTGGCTAAAATACTAACCCATTGATCAATAGGATTAATATTTGTATCATAATTCGGACACAAAAAGTAACATTTGGTGTCTTGAGGAAGAATAGTCATATTCAACATTTCCAGAGTAAATTTGATTGACTTGATGTATAATACATCATTTCGAGCAGTAGTATTTGCCGCTTGAGCGACAGTGTAAATTGCGTTGTTGGGACGCAAAGTATAAGGATTGAGCTGAAATGGATCATCAGCCCATCTCAGACGATTAAAACGACTAGAATCAGTCGTTCCATTGAGTTGATCTCGAGTGAAAGCACATTCACCATAATCAACATTTTGGATTCCTTGAGAACTAACCATAACCCATTGATTGATGTTATGGTAACCATAATTGCCAATACTTTTGATAGGATTGTAATTATAATTAGGAATTTTAACGGACCCTAACTTCCTAATTTGCATACCAGTACTTTCGGCTGTTATGAAGAATTTAGATGATTCTTTTTTTCCCCTGCCTCCCTTAGAGTCGTGTGGACGTGATACGTAGTTAGGAGCACCAGCACCAACATCACGACGACCGGGAAGCGTGCGTTTCGGAAACTTGCGAGCGGGCGGGGCTGAACCGGTATCGTCTCGTTTTCGATATTTTCGGGTTGTTCTACGCTTAGAACGAACAGTTCGTTTACGATATTTTGCCATGAAATTTTAGTAAAGTTTTTATTCAGGATTCTCACTATAAAAGCGTAATGGCATATGGGTTATTACCAACCTTCGGAGAAGCGCGTCACACGTGGAGGAGTCCAATTCTGGGTACCATTCTCTGGGATGAAGGTTACTAGTGATCCATAGATTTTCTGCATTAAGGGTTCTCGAGCTTCCTTTGAGCTCCACCAAGCATGGATAACGGTCGAGCCATCGGAGAAGATGCGCGATGTCGATACCACCTCTAAATTCATCGATGATAACAGTTTTCTGGCCTTTGTACCCATACCAGAACTTACTGCGAGGATCCTTAGGGTAGGCAGTGGGTCCTGCTTCTTCCCAGGCAAGATGACTTTTCCCTGTTCCAGTGGGTCCATAATAAACGACACACGATCGTTCCAAGAAAGTGGGTGTCGCATAATCGCTTGCAATACGGGTGATGCTGCCGTAATATCGAAGCAGTACATCTGACGGGATCTCATCAAACTTCGATTGTTGGGCCGATAAGAGGATTCCGTCCCAGTCGTTGGAGTTGTTTCTTTCAATGCTAGGAGTGCCCTGCTCAAATCTCTCTCCGTCTCGGGTGTCATCTTTCCAGACATAGGATTTGGCATGAGTCGACCGGGTGGGCTCGGCGTGGGCGGACTGTCCAAAGGTGATCTTAATGCGGGACAACGTAACCTTTTTGGCGAAGTACACAACAAGTTGCCAGTGTCTGTAACCAGACGCTCCAATTTCTGGCTGTCCGCAAATGTAGGTGACTCCGGCTGGAAGGTTGGTGGGTACGGACCAGTCGTCCCTTGGAATAGTGAGAATCCAGTAACGGGCTTGTTGGCTTGGCATTTCATTTCGTAAAGAATTGCACACAGGCAGCCTATTTATAGTATCTGTGGCTGTGCTGTGGCTGAGTCATATGATATTGTATTATAATGACTCATTAGGGGATATCTAGAGATATTCCCTTTTTGGGTAGTGGTAGACAATATCCACCGCATATGTAAGTAATACTCATGGATACCTCACGTGACCGTGCGTATAAGAATCAAGATTCCCATGGTGATTACATATGCTTTCAAAGAGTGTGTCGGTGAGACTCTTTCTAACTTGTAAGTTAAGGGAGGGTCTGGGGTTTTTTACTGGGTTTTCTCTCCTCTCTCCCCTCCGGACCTCCCCACTCTCCTCTTATATATTGTTTTAATAAATTTTTATTAAAGACGAGTATTAGCCGGTGCGATAACATCTTCATCGGTAATAGTACGTTGAGCTTCAGCAACAGCACCCAAAGTAACGTTGCGTAAATCTCCAGGGAACGTTCTTTCATAAGAAGTTCTAGAAATCGGTAGAGCACCGAAATTAATTTGTTGGTTCATAATGATCCCAACTTTAACTTCGCCGTAAGCTACTTCGGCGGCTTCAGAGCTAATATCAGGGGCAATACCTGCTAGCCCGGCATTAGTGATAAACAATGGGAAAATTGTTATACCACGGAGAAACTGATTTTGACGAATATTTTCAATGGTATCTTTAGACATTACCTTATTAATATCGACAGTAAATTCAAAATTAGCTTGTTCTCCAGCTTGAAGAATGACTTCAATAGCCATTAGAGTTGTCCAATTGTTACGGAATTCTCCATGAA